CAGTACACGTTCACGCTTGACTACGCCAACCCATTGAAAAACAAAGCATGGCTCTAACAATTCAAACAGCAAGCGGGTACCTGGATCTCTACGGAGACGAGAGCATCTCGTTGGACTACAACGTGGCGGACTTGCGGGATCCTGGGGTGGTATTTAGCCCCATCTCCCAGAACTTCACCATCCCAGCAACAGACGCAAACAACGCCTTTTTTAAGCACTACTACGATGTATCGGTCTCGGGTGGGTTTAACGTGTATGCAAAGCAGGACGTATCGCTTTTTGCAGATGGCGTGAATCTGTTGGATGGGTACCTGCAACTTTTGAACGTGGCCATCGTTGACGGAGTGGTGACGCAGTACGAGGTGCTTGTGGCTGGATCCGTTGGAGGCATTGCCCGTTCGTTGGGCGAGAAGGAATTGAACGAGTTAGGGTTCGATGATCTCAATCACGCATACACGTGGGAGAACATTTACGATTCATGGACTACCCCCATTGGTGACGCTATTGTGTACGGCATGGTGGACAAAGAAGGGTTTGCAACGGATTCCGTGTTCAAGCCACAGAACGTATTGACACCGCTTTCCGAAGCCGACTTTTACCCGCACATTTTAGTCAAAGACCTGATTGAAAGGATTTTTTCATCGGCTGGCTACTCAATCAATCCAACGGACTTTTGGGAATCGGAATACCTGGATAAGTTTTACATGCTGCTTTGGTCTCCTGATACGCTGACAAGCTCGGACGATGTGGTCAATAGCCGTTTGTTTTCAGCAACCCAAAGCGGAAACAAAGACATATCAAACGGCAATGCTGTTGCTCCAACACTACTGCTGTTTTCGTCCGAGGTGTACGACCCAGGAACCAACTTTGATCTATCTACAGGAACGTACACGGCACCCGTTTACGGATCTTATACGTTCAATTTGTCGGGAGAGATTTTAGATGCTTACTCCTTCCGAATTGCAACGTACATCAATGGTGTGTACGGCAACACGTACTGGGTTTCAGCATCTACAACGTACAGCGTGAACTTTACCCTGACCCTGAATGCAGGAGATACCGTTCGACTTTATGCTGCGTACAATGGCGCAATGAGCGTGACGGGAACTTTTAAGACGCTGAAAGCATACACCTGGACATGCACGAATGCACCGATCACTCCGTTTGGGGCTACGTTGCAAGTGGCGGAGATGATGCCAAAGATCAAGCAGCGTGACTTCCTGGCTGGATTTGCCAAGTTGTTCAACCTCGTTGTAATTCCAGACAGTCCCAATTCGGTAAACATCTACGACTATCAAACGTGGATTGCGGATGGCGTGGTGCAGGATTGGACTAGAAAGATAGACATCTCAAAGCCCGTGGTTGTGCAACCAACTACCGACTTGCAGGGGCGTGCTATCAACTTCAACTTTGCAGCAGGCGAATCCATAATAGAGACGGCATTCCAGAACTCGTTTGGGTACCCACACGGCTCTTTGCGGGTAGCGGACACGGGCAACGAATTTGCGCAGGGTGACTTCACCGTGGAGGTTCCGTTCGTTTCTTCCATGTACAACCGACTGAATAATGCAGCGGGTATTGAAGTTTTGCAGCTGTTCGACCTAGAAGGCAAGGCCATCGGTTCAGAACCCCGTCTCATGTGGTACCATGGCGTTGCTGGCGCACCGCAATACTACGTTTTAGATAGCGTTACCCCTTCGATTGAGGTCGTTGCCGAGTACCCAAAATTCGGTGTTTACACCAAGGGGCTGGCTGATAACATTTGCCTTTCATTTGGCCAGACGGTGTTGGACAATGTGGTGCCTCCGTTCAATAATCTGTTCACTAAATTCTGGACTACCTACGTGACCGAGATCTACGCCTCGGATGCGGTGATGGTAACTGCCCAGGCGGTATTGGAACCTATTGAGGTGTACTCGTTGCAGCTGAATACCCAGGTTTATTTTGATGGGGAATACTGGCGGATTAATAAGATCGCAGGGTACGACCCCGACAAACGCACCTGCTCGGTGGAGTTGTTCCGTGCCTCGTTTGCAAATGGAGTGATTTGCACGGAGGTACCCACGGCAATGAACTCGGACGGGACGGTGACTGGCCTTACGACTTTGGGATGCTGCGAATACTACGGCTACAAATTCAACACGAACACGGGTGATTGCTATTGGCGCACGACCAAGACGCTCTCCCTATTGAGTGGATTGGAGGGAATACGCACCACGGCATTGCTTTCATTGGAGGAGGATAGACCCACGGCAACGCAACCGAATGAGGTTTTCTTTTTGGAGTGCAACCTCACGGAGGAGGGCGTTAGTGAGGAGGCAGGAACCTTCAAGGTGGACTACGCTCGCAGCCCGTTCGCTTTTAAGGAAGGAGAGACACGTATCTTTGAATTGGCTGCGGTGGTGAATGAAACGGGAAACGGAACATACGCTTCATCGCATTACTACATGGTTGAGCGGGGTGCAACGGAGGACGTAGTTACCGAGATTCGTGTGCAGCCAACAGACCATAACTTTAAGGTAGAGATGCTCATCGTCAACGACCGAGTGGTGGGGGTAGAGTGTAGATCGCTTAAAAACACAAATAACTCAAGCTTATGGAACGTCAGGATGGAAGTGCAACAGATATGATCGACCTCGGTTTTATAGTAGATGCGCTTCGTGCCAATCACTACGGCATGGGCGAGGAGGTTGAAATCGCAAAGGGAAAATATCATCTAATCACCGACCTGCGTCAAGCATGGACGCAAATCATACGGGCATGGCAACGGAGAAAACTATAAAGCTAAAAGTCGAAAACGGGGAGGCGGTTCTCAAAGTTGACGAACTGAACAAGGCGTTGAGGCAGACCAACAAGGAAGCGGACGACCTAAACGATACCGTAGATGCAGGAACCGAAGCCCTAGACAAGTTCACCAAGGGCGGGGTATCTGCCATGAAGGGATTGATCTCGGGAGCCAAGACGGCTATTGGTGCGATGACATCTTTAAAGGGTGCGGTGATCTCCACGGGTATTGGTGCTTTGGTTGTCGTTGTTGCTTCGCTTGCTGCTTACTTTACCCGTACCAGCAGAGGTGCAGATGCACTTGCGGTGATCATGGGAGGGCTGGGTGCCGTGATAGATAAGATCACGCAGGTAGCCATCACATTGGGAGAAGCGTTGTTCAAGGCATTCCAAAACCCAAAGAAAGCCCTGGCAGATTTTGGTACTGCACTCAAGAACAACATCACCAACCGATTGGAGGGGTTGCTGGAGTTCATTCCAGCCGTAGCCAAGGCAATCGGATTGGCATTGAAGGGCAACTTCAAAGAAGCTGGAGCCGTTGCTACGGACGCAGTTGCGAAGGTCGGATTGGGCGTGGAGAACATGACCGAGAAGCTCGGAGCAGCCGTTGATGGTGCGGTTAATTTTGGCAAGTCATTGACCGATGCCGCCAAAAAAGGAATGGAGCTTGCCGAGGCATTGGATGCGGTAGAGGATCGGGAGCGTGACCTGATTGTCTTGCGTGCCAAATCCAACAAGGAGATTGCCAAGGCACGGATGATTGCAGATGATACCACGAAGTCAACGGAGGAACGTATCGCAGCAGTTCAGGAAGCGTTCAAGTTGGAGCAGAAGGTAGCCAATGCGGAGCAGGCCAATGCCCGTGCCTACCTCAAGTACCTGGATGAAAAGATCAAGACCGAAACGTCCAACGATGAAGACCTAAAAGCACGAGCCGAAGCAGCAGCCAAGGTATTGGAATTGGAGACCGAATCTTTGCGCAGGCAGAAGCGATTGCAGACGGAGGTAACATCGTTAAAAAATGAGGACAAGGTTGCCCTGGAGGCGTCAATCAAATTGCGTGAGGAGGCCGAGAAGAAAGAGCTGGAGTATCAGGCATTCATCAAGAACGGAGAGCGTGAGACTATTGAGCTAATAAACAAGACCAATGCCTCCCGTGTTGCAGCCCTTACCGAGTTCACGAACCAGGTAAACAAAATCCGAGGTGTAGCACAGTCGGATCGTGAACGTGACTTGATGCAGATCAAGGCGGATGGAATGGCAGCCATGCGCTCACTCATTGAATCGGGTCAGGCCACTGCCGAGAAGGCAGCGGAGATCACGGCAGCGCAGCGTGAGGCGGAGCGCAGGGTCAATGAGAAGTACGACAAGTTGGACGAGCAGCGTGAGATGGCCAACAACGCCAAGAAGCTGGAGATGACTGGGCAGGCGTTTGGCGCATTGGCGCAACTGGCAGAGGCATTCTCAAAAGGGGATGAGAAGAACGCAAAGAAAACATTTGCCATCACGAAAGCCCTGCGTTTGGGTGAGGCAGTAGCCAACACGGCCGCAGCCATTATGAATCAACTTGCAACGACCCCTGGCCCCGCTGGATTCGTGCAGGCGGGTATCGCTGCGGTAACGGGTGCAGCCCAGATAGCAACAATCGCAAAGAGCAAATTTGAGCCAGGAAAGACCACGGCAGAGGCACCATCCGTTGGGGGTGCTGCATCTTCGGCTAGCAGTGGAGGAGGTGGATTCACACCGAACATCTCATTCACGGGAATAGGGCAGAACCCCCTTGCGGGTATATTCGGTCAGCCGATGCAGGCATACGTGGTAGGTCAACAAATGAATAACGCTAACATGCTGGAACGGAGAATCCGCAACAGCGCAACATTCGGAGGAGGATGAAATACTTTGAGCTAGTCCTGGAGGACGAGAAAATGATGGGCGTGAACGCCATCAGCGTGGTGGAAAGCCCCGCCATTGAGGAGGACTTTATTGCCCTTTCAAAGGAGGTGCAGTTTGCCGTACAAAACGAGGAGAAGCGCATCATCATGGGTGCGGTACTGATCCCGAACAAGCCGATCTATCGGGTGGACAAAAAGACGGGCGAAGAATACTACGTGTTCTTTACGGAGCAGACCATCCGCAAAGCAGCGGAGTTGTTCCTCAAAAAGGGGTACCAAGGCGAAACAACAACCGAGCATTCCTCATCCGTTAACGGAGTGACCACGGTGGAGCAATGGATCATTGAGGACGAGGTACATGATAAGACCCGCAAGTACGGAATGAATTACCCCGTAGGCACTTGGATGCAAGCCCGCAAGGTGGACAATGATCAGGTGTGGGATGACGTAAAGGCAGGAAAGTACAACGGCTTCAGCATTGAGGGCTACTTCGCCCACAAGCCCGTGATGAACGTGGAGATGAGCATGCAGGAAATTGAGGAGCAAGAAGCCCAGCACCTTGTTGAGCTGTACATCTTGGGTGCCATGAAGGGCGTGCTAAAAACCGACAAGCGTGTGAAGGGTGGCCTGCGTATTGAGATGGAATCGTACTCGGACTACCCAGAGGCGGTACGCAACAACGCAAAGCGGGGCATTGAGTTGAATGAGAAAGGCGGCAACAAGTGCGCCACCCAGGTGGGAAAGGTACGTGCGCAGCAGTTGGCTAGCGGTCAGGCATTGAGCATGGAGACAATCAAGCGCATGGCATCGTACCTAGCACGAGCCGAAGAATACTACGATGAGAGCGATAGCAGCGCATGTGGCACCATCTCCTACCTCCTTTGGGGTGGACTGGCTGGAAAGCGTTGGGCGGAATCTAAAATCAGCGAAAATGAAAAACAATCCTAAACCACCCGTACCACAGAACTCCAGACGGGCGTGTCTGTGCAAAGACGGAAAGACCTACTCCCGTAAATGCTGCGACCCGATGGACATGCAAGCCCAGGGCATCGGCTTCATTGGAGGTAAAAATACCCAGAACTAACCCAAAACAATTATATACGCATGAATTTGACAGACATTTTCAAAAAGATCGAACTCGCCATCCAGCCAGAAGTGGTTGAATTGGCAAGTGCGAAACTGGCCGATGGTACCATGGTTGAGGCCGAGGTGCTTGAAGCAGGGCAAAACATCTTCCTAATCGGAAGCGAAGGCGAGAAGGTTGCCGTACCCGTGGGTGAGTACCCCATGGAGGACGGACGCATCTTGGTCGTGACGGAAGAAGGCGTGATTGCTGAAATCAAGGAAATGGTTGAGGAGGAGGAGAAGCAAGAAGTCACCATTGAGGTGGAAGCTGCTGCTGCCGAGCCAACCCTTCCAGAGGTTATGGCGATGATTCAATCTCTGAAAGACGAGGTTGAAATGATGAAGGCGGAGATGGGCAAAAAAGAAGAGATGTCCATTGAAGCCGAGGTAAAAGAGGAGGAAGTGAAAGAGGTGGTTATGGCCGCAGAGAAGCCCATCGTGGCTGCTCCCGTGGAGGTCAAGCCCGAACTGAAATTCCAAATCAGTGCAAAGCGTTCCGCCACTACGGCAGATCGTGTGTTTAACAAACTTTTCAACTAACAAAAACCCAATAAAAAATGCCCACTACTACGAGCATTACTACTACTTACGCTGGTGAATTTGCAGGTAAGTACATCTCCGCTGCCTTATTTTCAGGCGAAACCTTGGCAAAAGGTGGTGTTACCATCAAGCCAAACGTAAAATTCAAGGAAGTCATCAAGCGTGTTGAGCTTGACGGAATCGTTAAAGACCAAACTTGCGACTTCACCGACACCTCCACCTTGACCTTGACCGAGCGCATCTTGCAGCCCGAGTTCTTGCAGGTTAACTTGGAATTGTGCAAGAGCGACTTTGAAAGCGATTGGGAAGCCATCCAAATGGGCTACTCCGCTTTTGACGTATTGCCCAAGAACTTCGTTGACTACTTCGTTGGCTACAACGCTGGCAAGGTAGCCGAGTGGGTCGAGCAAAAGATCTGGACTGGAGCTACTGCCAACGCAGGTGAGTTCAACGGATTCCAGGCATTGCTTGCTGCTGACAGCACCGTGGTTGACGTAACTGCTGCAACTGGCGGTGTAACTGCTGCTAACGTATTGACCGAGATGGGCAAGGTTGTAGATGCTATCCCTGCCCAGTTGTTCGGCAAGGAAGATCTGCACATCTTCGTTCCAACCAACGTATTGAAGGCCTACGTTCGTGCCTTGGGTGGCTTCGGAGCTTCTGGCTTGGGTGCTGCGGGTATTGACGCAAAAGGATCCACTTGGTTCAACAACCAAGAGCTGATGTTCGAAGGCGTTAAGATTTTCCACGCCCCTGGATTGGGTACCAACAAAATGGTTGCTGGCCAAAAATCAAACTTGTACTTCGGTACTGGCTTGTTGGCTGACCACAACGAGGTGAAGGTACTTGACATGGGCGATTTGGACGGATCAAAGAACGTTCGCTTCATCATGCGCTTCACCGCTGGCGTTCAGTTCGGAGTTGGTGCTGATTTGGTTTACTACGCCTAATTAGCGATACAAAGTGACGCAAGGGGGGGACTTGGGTAGCGCACCCTCGTCTCCCCTTTCGTGTTTTTGCTGCGGAAAGGAATTAAAAAAGAGGCAAAAGAGATGGTGCAGCAGGTATTGCAAGGACAAGATCCGATTGGTCAAGTTCAGAGCAACGCAACTGCCTGCCGTATATAGGCCACATAAAAAAGACAAATGCGAGTTGTGCGGATTCGTTCCAGTTCACAGTTGTCAGTTAGATGTGGATCACATAGATGGAAACAGAAAGAATAACGACCTCGCCAATCTCCAAACCCTTTGCGCAAATTGTCACCGCTTGAAAACTAAATTAAACAAGGACTACTTAAAAAAATAAAATCATGGCATGTTCATTAACACTCGGCCGTATTGAGCCGTGCAAAGATCAGGTAGGTGGATTGAATGCAATCTACTTCATCAACTCGCTTGACCTGGCGCAAATCTCATACGACACCGCTGACACGGACGTATTGGATCAGTTGGCCACTACGGCCACCTCCGCCTACAAATACGATTTGAAGGGAACGTCAAACTTCGAGCAAAACATCAACTCAAGCCGTGACAATGGCACGACCTTCTTTGAGCAGGTTCTCAACGTGGTGCTGAAAAAGCAAGACGCTGACACCCACAAAGAGGTGAAATTGCTGGCCTGGGCAAAGCCCGTGGTAGTTGTTGAAGATAACAACGGCAACGCATGGGTGATGGGTCTGGAGCATGGCTCCGAGGTTACGGGCGGAAGCATCGTAACGGGTTCTGCATTCGGTGACTTGACTGGCTACAACATCACGTTGACGGCCAACGAGCGGGTGCCTGCCAACTTCTTGTTGGGAGCTGTTGCAAACAACCCGTTTGCAGGATTGCTCGGCACGAAGCCGACTATCGTGGTGGGTTCTTGATCATAACACACACGAGCAAAGAGGCCACCTTCGGGTGGCTTTTTTGTTTTTAATAACCGCACAAGTGTCACCTAGGGGTTATATACCCATGACTTTCCTATCATTTGAGACCAACAACGTGGTGACTTTGCCCATTCGGGACTGGCAAAACGGCAATGATAAGCTGACAAGCTACGGAACTGCGTGGCGGGTACAGATGGTTTTGTACTCCAAAGACGGCAGAACCATCACCACCTACAACGTGACCTCCCCTACATTTGACGCAGACACCCGTGAGTTTAGCTTTACTTACTCATCGGTAGGGTTGGAAGCCGAGGTGCCGTACATGGTGCGCCTGGCAGAGCAGACCCTAGTGACTGGGCAGTTCGTGAACAGCAAGATCCTATGCAGTGACAGATTTATCATGCTACCGCAGGGGGAAACAATCAGCACCTACCAACCCGTTCTAGATACGGTGCAGGAAACGATGGACAATACATTCAAAATTTATGGCCAGTAACAATATCAAAATGGTTGAGTTCGCCTCCTACGTTGCGCCTGCAATCGTGGAGAACCCCCGCCTGGATTGGGTGGAATACGGGGAGGACAACAACTACTACCAATACCTGATTGATCGCAGGGTGGGTTCCGCTACGAACAACGCAGTCATCACGGGAATTGCCGACATGATCTACGGCAAAGGCCTGGACGCATCAAATTCAGCAGCCAATCCAACGGCATACCTGGAGATGAAGCGGCTGTTGAGTGAGGAGGATGTGTACCGCTTTGCGAATGACGTGTATTGGTTGGGCAACGGGGCTTTGCAGGTGTTGTGGAATGCTGATAAGTCAGCCATTGCAGAGATCACCCACATGCCAGTGCAGACCTTGCGTGCCGAGAAGTGCGATGAGGAGGGCAAAATCAATGCCTACTACTACGCTTGGGATTGGACAAAGATCCGCAACCGCAACCAAGTGACCCGCATCGGGGCTTTTGGCATGACCACGGAAAAGCGTGAGATTTATTTCTACCGCCCGTATGCAGCAGGATCCTACTACTACTCACCACCCAGATACATGGCAGCCCTTCCGTATGCGGAATTGGAGGAGGAGGTAGCGAACTACCACATCAACAACATCAAGAACGGCCTGGCTCCGTCCATGATCATCAACTTCAACAACGGGATCCCACCGCAGGAGGAGCAGGACAATATCAATTCAACCATTGGCCAGAAGTGGCAGGGCACGAATAACGCAGGGCGTTGGATCCTGGCCTTCAATGACGATAGCAATAAGGCGGCCACGATTGAACCCGTGGAATTGTCAGAGGCGCATTTGCAGTACGAGTTCCTTTCCCGTGAATCCAGCCAAAAGATCATGGTTGGCCACCGAGTGACTAGCCCAATGCTGTTCGGCATCAAGGAGAACAGTGGCCTGGGTAGCAATGCGGATGAGATCAAGAACGCATACCTACTGATGGACAATACGGTGATACGTCCCATCCAGATTGGTATCATCTCGGCTTTGGACGAACTGCTTGCAGCCAACAATACGGCATTGGATTTGTACTTCAAGCCGCTTTCACCGATGGAGTTTAACGACATCAAGGTCACGGATCAGCAGACGATTGAGGAGGAGACGGGCGTAAAGGTTGAGGAGCAAGTTACCACCACGCTACCTGCCGATGTGAATGAGGAGCTGATCCAGAAGGAGGCATCGTACAACGGAGCGCAGATTGCGTCCTCGCTTGACATCATGCGAGCCGTCCAGGAGGGCGTTCTTACCCAAGACCAAGCAATCACCTTCCTTGTGCAAATGCTTCAATTTGAGCCGTCCGTAGCACGTGCCTTGTTCACGGGCAACTCCTCTGCGGTAATCACTCAAATGAAGTCCGAAAAAAAGTCCAAAGCATCTGATCCCGCCTTCGGGGGTTGGGTGCAGGAATTGATCGACCTAGGTGAGCAGGTTGATGAGAAGGAATGGGAACTCGTTGATGAGGGCGCATTGACCGATGAGGACATCGTAAAGATGCGGGAGGTGCAATTCGCCTCTACGGGCAGTGCCTTCCCCAATGCCAAGAGCGTGCAAGACGGAGTGACCAAAGAGGGCTTTGCGTACAAAGTGCGCTATGCCTATGCGGGTGAGCCAGGTGGAGAGCGGCAGTTTTGCAGCTTGATGCTAGGGGCTGCGAAGGTTTACCGATTGGAGGACATTGAAGCGATGGCAAACAAGCCCGTGAATGCTGGATTTGGAAAGGGTGGCGCAGCAACATATGACATCCTACTCTACAAAGGTGGCCCTAATTGCAAGCACTTCTGGATGCGCAAGACCTATTTGGCAAGAGCAAAGGGCGTGAAGCCAGACCCAAAGAACCCACGTTCGGAGGTATCGGTTAACGACCTGCGCAAGTTGGGGGTGAAGTTGCCCGTCAACGACCCAAAGGTGGCGAAGATCCCCTTCGATCAGGACTACCGAGGTTACACAAAGGAGTACGCTGAAAAGCGTGGAATCCCAAAATAAGGTTATATAAAACATGTACCCACTATTCATAAGCCCAGAGGATCTCGTTAAGCGCACGGCCATCAATGGCAACGTGGACAGAGATCAGATGATCCAATTCATTAAGATCGCCCAGGACATACACGTGCAGGCATTGCTTGGCACGGACTTGTACAACCGCCTAAAGACGGACGTCTTGAACAATACCCTGGCGGGCAATTACGAAACGCTGCTGGAGGACTACGTGCAGGACGTTTTGGTTCACTACTCCATGACCGAGATCCTTCCGTTCCTTGCTTACAAGGTGAGCAACGGAGGCGTGTTCAAGAAGCAGAGCGAGAACTCCGAAGGCATTGAAAAAAGCGAATTGGAATACCTGATCCAGCGGGAGCGGGACATCGCTGAACACTACGGCAGACGCCTCGTATCGTATTTGACATTCTACGGATCTTTGACCCCCGAATACTATGAAAATCAGAATGGTGAAATGTACCCCACGGACGGACAATCGTTCCACGGATGGTACATGTAGGTATAAAGTGAAGCCCGAAAACGAAAGAAAACTCATTGAATTTTTGAAGCAACATGCCAACAAATAATAACTGGGGCGAAATTTACTGCTC